AAGGCTTTCGCGCCCAACGTGCCGTCCCGAACCGTTACACCAATATCGCCCCATCCTGGCCCGCCTGTCATGCTGCCAGCATCGCCCCAGTTTTCCGACCGCTGATCCGATGCGAAACTGCGCTCCATTGGCGATGAAGGTTGCTGACCGTTTCCAGATCCGCCCTTGCCGCCTTGCGTTTCGCCACCGCGCGGCCTGCCCGTGAGAGGGTCGATAAACATATTCATGATCGCGTCATACTGCCCCGGAGCGTTTGCCTTTAGCTGATCTAGGCCTTGCTGATACAGCGGGAAAGACGAATAGCCTTGCACCCCGCCCGCAAACTCTTGCGGCGCTGGCATTCCGGCCATGGGGCTAGAGGGAGCCGCAAGCCCGAAGGCGTCAGCCGCTTGCCCGGTGTTAGCCCATGCCGCTTCTTGCGTAGGGTTAAACGCCGCAACGTCAGGCCCGTAATATGGAACATAGCCAATCTGCGCCGCCTCATTGGCCCGCGCGATATTGTCCTTGATGCCCGTCTCTAGATAGCCGGGGATTGAGGTTGTCGTAGTGGAACTGCCGCCCATCACTTACCTGCTTTTTAAGGGGGTTGGTGATCTGCCAAAGGCGTCGATCCTAATTGCGTAACCATAGCGCATTATTCAGTTTCGTTCAAGCTGTCCATAAATTCCAATTCCATAGTGACAAGGACAGGCTTAAAACCGCGCGGCGCAAGCGCTCTTTTCCACCCATGCCGACCGGAGAGGGTTAGGCTCTCGCACCCTTGCGCAATTCCCCACGCTTTCGCGCTTTCAATCATATCCGTGATCTGATCCAACTCGCCCGCCGCTAGAAAGCAATGCAACACCCGCTTGCGTGGGTATTGAATAATCTCTGTTACAGCGCACCCGCGCGGCGCTGGCCATAATTGCGCCTTACCATCCATGACCATGCGCTTTACATCTTCAAACGTATGTGTCCCGCCGCTGTATTTCAGCGCCGCCTCGATATGATGCCTGTGCTGGTCTATCATGCTCTCACGCGGGTAATTGAAATAGAAGCCGATGGGGATGCTGGTGAGAATGACGTTGCCGCCGCCGCCTCAAGCCGACCGCTTGTGCTAGAGACTGCCCACATGCTTTCTATGTAATCTCCAGCGTTAACATTAAACAGGCCAGACCTTCCAATCGTTGCCTCCGCTCCATTTGAGTGAAGCGTATGCCGTATATTTGAAAACGGAACATCGGTACCATTAACGCGCGGCCAAAAGTGGAATGTAACGTCAGATCCCGTGCTGGATTTAATCGTTGTTGAAAACCCGTAAAAGAAAAAACCCGGCTTTTCAAACGTGATCTTTGTGTCGTCAACAATGCTAACGCCCTCATAAAATTGGAGGGGGTCCCATTCAATTGCGTATGCCGTGTCAGCACTAGCCGCCGTTATGCTAGATTGAACGCGGGCTGCGGCGTACCCATCAGCCATGATAAGCTGTCGCCATTCACCTTCGCGCGAAACCACAGGATACCCCGCCGGGTCCCAAAGCAAAACGCCATCGCTCACGGCCTTAGCCGATGCGTCCTTATAGGTCAGCGCATCCCATCCAGCAGCAAGCCAACGGCGCATATCATTGGCCCAAGCCCGAACATCAGGGCCAAGAGGCGGGACACCAAACCTCATCGCGTCCCCCGCAACGTTCCGTTAATGCGCGGGATACCCCATCGCCAATCCCGGCCAGATCCGCCCGTTACCTTCATTGCGACCTGTCGCGCGGTAAAGCGAATGTCGGTGGGTGCCGCCATGGAATAAGGCCCGTATTCTGTTTCTGCGCCGTTGGGATAAAACCGTGTGGCGAAAGTAACCGTAACATCACCTTGCGTCTTTTCGTCGGGGATAAGCTGCGTTGCCATCACGACATTATCACCGGCCCCAACCTGCATTGGCCCGCTTTCGGCATAGGGCTGCGTTCCGTCAAACGTGGTTCCTGCCTCGTGGTCATAGCCAAGCCCGGACGCACCAAACCAGATAGGGCCGTTGAAAACACCAGCGTCAATCCCGCAAGTGCGGCCAATCAAGCCCGTTGCCCAATGGCCTTCCTTGTAATTGTAAACCACATATCGGCTGTTTTCCGTGCTGTCGTCGCCCGGATAAAACCACCAGATTTCGCTGTACTTGCGGTTTGTCACGGCTGCAATTCTGGATTTCTGAACAGTGTTCATACCGTCAAAGACGTAATCCATCACATCGCAAGGGATGCTTTCAACCGCGCCGCCTGCAAAGCGGAAAAATCCGCGCTCACCCATCCAATAAACGCCGCTATCCACCGAGGCCGCGCATTGCCGCGAGATAGCCCCGCAAGACGATCCAACCCGCTCAAAGCCATAAACGAAAGGCGGTCCCTGATATGTCACGCTGTGGGCGTCCAGGTTGGTTAGGATCAGGCTCTGACCCCTTGATCTGATGCCAAGCATGATCTGGCCAGCCGTTTGCAGATCGAAATCGCCCGCCTCGTTTGTCGCTGCCGCCGTCCATGTGGTGTTATCCTCACGGTCAGACCATGCAACCCGGCGATAGTTGCCGCTTGGGGCTAGGGCGAATAGAAACCGCTCCTCTGTCACGAATAGGCCGCTACAGCCTGTAGGCGCGTTGCTGATCGCCGCCGCTGGTGTTCCTGTGTTTAGCGTCCACTCCACAAGCCGCCCGTCAGACGTGGCGCACCCAACAAGATACTCGCCCCATGTGTCCAGCGACCATACCGTTGCCTCTGAATATGCCCCAGTATCAGGCCGTTCTAGGCCGTAGGAGCCTGTTCCATAGAAAGCGCCGCCGTACCCCGTGTTCTGCGCGGCCCCAGATGTTCCGGTGACGAATGACGCCGGGGTGATGTCTGACACCGTGTTGATTGCGTTGCTGACGAACAGCCCTTCAAACGTGCCGCCTGCAAACCATCTATCGCCCGTAAGATCGCGCCAAGCAATTGCCCCGCGAATAGGCTGGTCTGACATTGTGACGCGGTTAAGCCATCCGCCCACGGGCTGCATTGTGCCATCCGTCCAGCGGACTAATGAAGCGTTACGCCACCGCCCGGTGGATTGCAGGTCAGTGCCGTTTCGGTAAACGCCCGGCGGAATTTCAAGGGGGATCATGGTCACGGCGTCATTTCCGTAATCGTGATGGATGACGCAGCCACGCCGCCGTATCGCCGCGAACCGCTAACTCCGTTAAACGTGAATGTGGCAGAGGAGTCGCCACCAATCCTGACCCGGAAAGTTGTGGCTGATGCTGTACCCGCCAACATAGTGTGCCGTAGGTTCACTACGGCCGGCCCGTTTGTCGCAGCAGTCAACTGCCCTACTACGGCTAGAGCGTTTGCAGTAGCGTCTTGGAATAGGGCCACAGTCATTATTCTGTTGTCGTTGAAGCTGCCGTATGCCGCCACCTCAATCTTCAAAATGCTGGTTGCGCTTGTGGGCGTGATTGCGAGGGTCATGTACTCCGTACCCTCGGTTATTTGTGGGATTGTGTTGTCCGATGGGATTACGCCTGTCCCTGTAGCAACCGCACCCGTCTGGGTGTATGCGACCTGCACAATTTTTCGGCCAGCATCCACATAGGCCGTGGTCGCAATCTGCGTTGTATTTGTGCCAGCGCTTGCAGTAGGGGCCACAGGAACACCCGTAAACGTGGGGTCTGAGATTGTCGGGGATGCAAGGGGCGCTTTGGCGTCAAGTTGCGTTTGAATGGCGCTCGTTACCCCGTCAACGTAATTCAACTCAGCCGCCGTTGCCGTAACGCCGTCCAAGATGTTCAATTCCGCTGCCGTTGCTGTCACCCCGTCCAGGATATTCAACTCTGCCGCCGTGCTGGTGACTGCAACGCCGCCCACCTGCCAACCGACAAGGTTAGGCGCAATAGCCGTGGTTCCGTCTAGCAGGTCATCCAGAGCATCCAGATCCGCATTAAGCTTATCCCCCCAACTATCAGAGGAAGCCCCGACTTCGGGCTTAACAAGGGCGTAAGTCGTCGTCGTGCTATCAGCCATTGCTGCGGCTCCTCATGATTAGCGGCCCGCTGAATTTCGCGGCT